AGCCGAAGCCGCCGGAACGTTTACGATGTTGTACGTCGTGCCTGTGCTTATTTGGCGCTCAAAGCTGAGGTTTTGAGTCGTGAAATGTTTGTAGTCAATCTTGGTGAAAAGCAGCGGCGGAAAGTACGAAAAGCGACCACCTGAAAGACGTATCATATCGCCCGCGCTTGCGTTGTCCGTTTGCTGGAAAGTCTGCGAAGTTGCGCTACCTGTTCCGGTTCCTGTACTGTCGTAGGCGTAAACCGTCATGGAGTTGGCGACGTATTGCCCGACCTGAATAATATAAAAACAGCCATCAACCTGAATAATACGCGCATTAAAAGCAAGTAGCATTTGTTTGAGTGCATCGGCGCAGTTGGTGTAATTGAACGTGCCTTTACTGTCTACCTTGATAAATGCTTTATGGCCTATCCTGGTGAGCGCGTACTGGTCGCCCGTTGTCATGCTATCTTCTCGCCAGCCAAGCGACGTTTTCACACAGTCGGTTGACATCAATGAAAGAATATTGAGCTTGCCAAGGATATTGAATAAGTGTTCAATTATCGTTTCCATTCCGGTGTAGGCGGTTCCCGCGTCGTTGTAGTCAATGTCCTTCAATCGTCCCAAACCGTCAGTGGCCTTTATCACCATTGGCCGCCCGTGAACCGTGGGCTGGTCGAGGATTTCCACAATGTCAGGCAGGATTTGACCCACCCAATACAGCGAACCTTCACGGAATATCTTAACAGAAAACCTTCCCTCGGTGTTGACGATTAGAGCCTGCTCAAATGAGATGTGGAAGGCATTGGATATGTAAAAAGTAAACTCGATTTGACTTGCGAAAATAGTTGCAAAACGTTCGTTGTTATCCCCAGCATACGAAAGCGAGAACCCCCCAGCACCTAATTGAAAGGTTTGAACAGAGCCGACAAAATCAGCATCCCACACCTCCACAACGTAATCAATATTGTGGATGCTGGTAAACTCGCTTTCAAATCGTTTTGCCATAAAATACCGTGTTTGGGGTATTTGTAGTGATTGTAGGAAAACCGATATTTGTTGTACAAAAAAAAATAAAATGAAAGACTCAACAACTACCACCGACATCGTTAAAATGCACAAAAAATGCCTTGATCTTTTTCTTAAAAATCAAAAACTGATTTATTCAGTTGAGATAAGGAATGTATCAGGAACACTTAGTATCGGCGTTCATTTTACACGCGGAAATTTTCCGGGAGAATTTCCGTGGGTAACTTTTTATTCATTTCAAAGCAGTCAAATTTCTTCAAAAAAACTTGCTACCATTGAAGAGTATTTGTTAACCGGAAAAGCTGATTTTTTCCAAATGCAGTAACCCACCAGCCCTCGCCACTTTTGGCCGGGCTTTTTTTATTACCCCGTTGTGTATCGCGTGTATGTCCGATCCGCCCGGCTCAAAATCACCCGCAAATCAGAACCAGAAATAACGGTTTCAGCTACAAACCCACCGTTCCCACCTCCGCCAATTATCTTTTTCAGCTTGTCGAGCGGTGCTATTACTTCGGGGTTTGTACGTGCGCCTGGGTATTCGCCCACCAAGCCCAATGTGGGGCCGGAAACTATACCGCCGTTTGCGAATGGTGTAGCGCTTAATTTCGCTGCTTTGTTTTTCACAATGGTAGACAAGGCAACCAAGGCCACCCCTGCCGCAATGGCCGCAAATGGGTTGAGTGTTTCAAGAGCCTTTTTTATGCCTAGTACCGCCACCCCTGCCGCAATGGCAAGCTTACCAAGCTCACCAAGGACGGTTGCAATGTTGTTAAGCAAAAACGGGAAAAAATCCTTTGACCTTTTTGTTCCTGAAATTATACTACCAATCAACTCCCCAAACCCGGTTGCAAAGTCTTTTATCCCGGTGTTGATGATATTGGTTAATCCTTCGTTAAATGAATTGACCGCCGCCGAATACTCCCTAATCGCGTCCCCTGCTTTTTGGTACGATTCAGCTTGAGCCAAAGCAGCGCCGGACAATGTACCTGTGCTTAATGCTAAGTCTAAATTTTTTGCATTTAGCCCGCTTGTTTCATTCGCTAGTTTTGTTACATTTTGGCTTAATGCGTCAATGGATTGTGTTTTTTCAACAAGCAATCCTTTCTCAAAAAACAGTGCATTGAATGATTTGAAAAGCGGCTCGGTAGTCAATACCCGTTGCAATCCATTTTGGATTTCGCCAAATGAGCGAAGAATGCCGTCACGGTCAGATAATGCCTTGCCTAAATCAAATGCACTACCCCCACCGCCGCTACTACTAGGCAACCCCCCACCAGTGGGAGTAGCTCCCGAAAAAGCCGAAAGTGATTTAAGGTTTTTTTCTAGCTCCGCCCGTTGCGTTTTGAGGCTATTGGTATTGTTTATTAAGTTGTTTGTGAAAGACTTAACTCCTAAAGCCGCCTGAATAGATGCGTTACCACCCGATAGAAGAGCATTGCCAATTTGCTGGAAAACTGACAATTGCGCCTCTTGCCCTTGCTTTTGCGAGTCAATAAGCTGCGCGTCAATTTCGGCTATTTTGGTTGCGAGTAATTGCGCCTTTGCCCGGTTGATAAGACTTTGTGCGTACTTGTCGGAAATTGAAATAAGATCAGCCGTTTTAACCTTCTCAACATCCAACCCGCCAAAATATTCCGGGCTGATCCGCTTTAGCTCATTAAGAGCTTTTATCCGGTTTTCCTTGGTTTCGTTTTCGTCTTTTGCTGTGTCCACCAAACGACGAACCACCCCCACCTCTTGTGCAGTCTGTTGTATAGCTTGGCTCTGAATATCGGCAAGGGCTTTTTGAGTTGCCCCGGCCTTTTCTGCGCTTTTCTGGATAGCATTATAGGCGGCAGCAAGGGCGAGCAAGGCTATACCAATTCCAGCACCCAATAAGGCAGCCTGAACAGCAGTAAGGGAACCGATGAAAGCACCCATTGCGGTTACGGCAGTAGCAATGCGCCCAGGCAGAAGCAGAAAGAACCCAACTAGGTTTTTACCAGCCCCTACAATCGTATTGAACCCAAGCACAGCCAATTGTGCAAGGCTTATAAGTTTTCCGAAAATAAGCAACAACGGCCCCACCGTCGCAACTGCCAAGCCAGCAAAAGCGATAAACTTTTGGGTGGCAGGGGAAAGTTTAGAAAACCAATCGGCTGTACCTTGGATAGACTTTGCTAATTTGTCAAGCAGGTTTTGAGCGTCAAACGCGGTTGCCAGGGATTGCCCAAGGGTAGCGAATGCAATTTTTGCACTGTCTTTAAAGTTCTCAAAAGCGTTACCAAGGCCACCCGTGACATTTGCCAGTACTTTGGATTTGTTGGCAGCGTCAATAATGCCCTGCGTAAACTCAGCAGCACCCACGCCACTATCCCTGATCGCGGCAATGTTGCGTGTTCCAAAAGCATCTTGTAAGAGAGTGCCTAAGATCGGTATTCGGCTTTGTAGTACTTTGAAGTCTTCCGCTAAAATCTTGCCCTTGCTATTCATTTGGGCAAGCTGGTAGATCACTTCGTTGAAGTCTTCCCGCGTTCCACCAGATACCGCAACGGCTTTACCGAAAGCTAACAGTGTTTCACGGGCTTTATCCGCACTAAAACCAACCGCCTGCAAAGAAACGCTACCTTTAATCGCCTCTTCAAAACCAAGGCCAGGAAGTTTGGCAACTTCGCGCAATTTGACCATTTCAGCCTTCGCGGCCTCAGAACTACCCATCAAGGCAATCAAGCCCTTTTCAAGTCGCTCGATGTCGCTGAATGCCTTTAGGGAAGCTGCACCAAGCCCGGCAATAGGAACGGTTAGCGTTTGCGTTAAGTCTGTGCCAATCTGCTGCATCTTTCGGCCAAACCGCTGTAAAGACTTCTCGACCTTCGCAAGTTCTTTTTGCAGAGATTCGATGTTTGCCCCGATTACAACGTTCAGCTTGTTAAATGCCATGTCTTAGTTTTGTCTTAACCGTTTTGCGTCTTCATCCCATTTCCGCCAGCGTTCCCGTGTGCGTTCGTCTACCTGTTTTGCTTTCTTGTGTACGGCCATTTTCGTCTCTTCATCCCACGGTAGCGGCAACAATTGTGTTGGCTTAATCCGGTGTTTCTTGTCGAGTTGCACGTTAAGTAGAACTGATGTAGACCACCGCGCCCGCTCCCAGTTTTGCCGCTCGTTCGCTTCCTGCATTGCATAAAAAGCCTTTACCGCGTTGTTGAATTGTCGAAATGTCCAAAACTCGTACTCGCTTTCAGGTACACGCAATTGACCGCACAAAATTCCTTCGATGTAGTCCCAGGTTACTTTTTTTGCTTCGCTGGGACTATCGCGTTTTTTTCCTCAGTGCTTTTTTCGACTGCTTCCATGCTGCGGTTCATTGCCTCAGTAAAGCGTTCAATCGCGGCGGTGTCGTCGTCGATTGCATCGAAGAAATCGTCCTCACTTTTGAAGGGGTTTTCTTGACCAGCCCGGCGGTATCCAGTCCTAACAGCAATCCAGAAAATATCAAGAATTTCCAAAAAGGAAAGGCTGGGCAAATCTTCCAGCCCCTTCCCCTTTGATTCAAGATATTTAAATAGTCCGATCATAGAAAACTTAACCGGAACCTCAACACCGTTTACTAAAATCGTTTCAATCATCGTTATGGGAATTTAAAAATTAAGACTCAGTTCCTTGGTAAACTGTACCGTTAACCTCAACGGTATAAGAGTAAGTAGAATCTTCTTCCGCACCCATGTTCAAGCTCAAATTAGTCATCAAGCCGGAACCAGAAAGGAAGTCGTCACCAGTTGCCTCAGTTGTTACCCGCCAGGAGATCGCTGTGCCATCTGCAAACGCTGCAAATAGGTCGGTGATTGGCTTGTGGTTGGTGTTGGTGTCGGCATCCATTGCAACCAGACCTTCACCGGAAATAGTAGCGGATTTTTGACCAGCCCGAACAGTACGCCACCCGGTTTGGCCGCCGCCTGTTGAGTCTTTGGTTACACTTTCCCGGAGTTCCCGGCTCATATCGATGCTACACGAAGTAGCGTAGGCAACGGCAACAAGTCCCGCGCCTAAATCAAGGTAAATCCTTAAGGACGTACCGTTTACTATGCCTGTTGTTGCCATAGCCTAAATTGTTTTTTAAGGTTGTTCAATTTCACCGTTAGACTCGTCTAAATCTTCGGGCGTTACATGTAAAACAGTTATCATTTGCAAAGCTTTGCGGGCTTCGATCTTTTCCGCAATTATTTGGCGTTCGATGTTGTCAACTTGGTCAACAAGGGTTGCATTTCCATTAATCACCTCTTCCAGTGCTTGCGCCCGGTGCATGTCCACCGTCTTGCCAGCCATCAGCACCCCCTTTTGATTTGTCCATCTGATAATCATCGTTTCAGCCTTATTTCGTAATCCTGCGAAGCCCAATAAATCATACTTCCCGTGCTGGTTGGTACGTCCTGTGGCGATCCGCTAGAATCGTTTGAAAAAATAATCTTATCCACTACATGCCCGTTGATTGTTCCTGCATATCGGTCTAAAGCAGTCCGAACGGCTGCGGCTAGTGCGTGTGCGTTGTCGTAGTTGTTCGAGTAGCAGTCTACCTGAACCAATAGCTTATCAAGCGGGCTTACACCCTCTTTTGTGTCGGTAGGGGATGTATTTAATTTTTGAAAAACGATGTAGGGAAACGTGGCATTTTGCGGTGCCATATCTGGGTAAATTCGAGTGCTTACTAATGCAGTTACCGCACTCGTTGCACTCAATCGACCGTAGATAATTTGCCCTACATTCATAACCCAGTTTTACGTTTTTCTTCTTCAAGTACCTGCGTTGCCTCGCTTATCATGTTCGACAATGCGCCGGAGCTTGCAATCCGAAGCCCTGAAATCAGTATCTTCTTTTGGTACGCCTCAGCACTTCCGTAAAGCATGTGCGCATAGTAAGCATCGACACTTTTGCCGCGTCCTACGATCTTTGCTTTACTTCGGCTGTACAGCGGAGCAATTACGACAGAGCTAGATTTTGCAAACTTCTTGCGACGTTCAGCAAGATTTATCACCGCGTTTTTCAAGTTGCCAGGCAAATAGGTTGCAGCTACCCGGCCTAAACCCTTTGGAGCGCGTAGTTTATTTACCAATTTGGGCGTATTGTACCGCTTATGCTCTTTTTTGCTTACG